AGTTGTTACTAACATACCTACAACTTTACCCACAATTTCTAACACAGTGATATCAGAACGGATAGAAGACAATACTAAGGAATCAGTTTGTTTAGTACGTAAGTTTACTGGAATTCCTTTAGTGTTTGTTTCTTCCACCATAGCTTTAACTTCATCGGAAGCTTGAGCCATACATTTAGGAAGTTCATTTAAAGAACTACCATATAATTTAGAAATCAAATCTAAATAAGAATTATAGAATAACTGAGCAATTGTTTTATAATCACCAGTTGTATTTTCATCAGATAGTACTTCTTTGATTGCTAATAGGCCTTGTACGTTTGCACCCCAACCATAACCATGTTCAGCGGCAGACATACAGTTTAATACTGCATCTTCTGCAGAGTCAAAACGATTATCGCGTTCTTCTGGGGTAGCACCACCAATATATAAGTCTACCATGTTAGCTTTCATGCTATGAACACGACGACGAAGATTACCAATACCGGACATATCTTTACCATCTTGCTTAGCCTGAGCTAATTGCATTTCTAAGTTATTCAAGATAGATTTATAGAAGTCGGAGAATTCAGTAGTTCCTTCTTTATACATATTTTTAGGATTGATTACCTTAGTTTTGTTATAACCAGCAACTACTGCATCAGCATATCCGCACCATTCTTGAATTGTTTCTTCTGTAGGTGCATCACCATTTTCTTGGTCTTTCAATTGTTGTTCCAAGTTACGGTATTTGCGAATAGTTTTAGCATCACAAAGGTTAGCCAAGTCCATCATGATTTCGGCTTGATGAATATCAGATACTAAGCAGAATGGAATATTAATACCACTAGCTTTAGCATTAATCATTGTCTTAGTCAATGGATCCATAACGGTAGCTACATCAGCAGAAACTTTAGGACAAAGAATAACAGTAGGAATCAATTTAGTTCTAGCTTTTAATGGTTCGAAGATGTTATGATAAAGAATAGCACTTAAGAAACCAATCATTTCTGGCGTATCAATAGGATCTTCGAAGAAGTAGATACGTGGATGGTTTACTTCTGCAGTAGATTCTGCTTCATTAGTTACATAAACTTTATCAGCATATCCACTATTAAGAGTCATACCATCGAAAATTTTTACATAATCTTTGGAGTCATTAGAACGCTTAACGTCAATATAAACATCTTGACCATTTTGCATATAAACATCAGCAATCAATTCAGCCATTTCTTCATTATTATTTGTAGAAATTAGAGCAATCTTTTTGATGTCTTCATAAGTTTCAATTTGTTTAGCATGAGAAAGAATATGATTAGATACATCTTTTACAAGACGATTAATCATGTATTCAATTTCAGCTGGAGGCATTTTGAAATTGTAAACACTAGCTTTATATGCTTCATCGCTCAAGTTAGGTTCTTGACCAGTGGCAAAGCGTTTATATGCTAATTGAGATAGTAAGATAGCACTAGTTGTACCGTCACCAACTTCTTTAACAACATGAGTTGTTAGATCTTCAAGTACTTCACGAATACTCATTTCAATAATACCATTGAAGAAGATATGTTTAAGAATAGTATGACCATCTTTTGTAAATTTAGGTAATACATTTTCTTTTTTAATTTGAGTAGCAGAACCATATGGTCCAAAAGATGTTACTAAGGATTCAGCAATGATTTCCAATGCTTTCATTGATTGCTCACGTAAATCTTTTTGAGGTACAATATTAGAAAATACTTCCATTTCTAATCCCTTTCTATTTCAGCTAAATCTACATATGGATTACTTACATAAAAGAGATTATTCTCAAAATCTTGATGATATTTCTCTTTAACTGCATATATACGTTTATCCATATCATAGTCGACATTAAAGCCATATTGTAAAACAAATATATGCTTACCAACAGGCTTAGGATCATAGTTATATAAGTTTTCAGGATACTTTAGATATATCCCATCATATGAATCAAGATCTACATTTCTTTTATTATAAATACCTAAAGGGGTCTTAGCTCCATCTAAAGTACTTCTAATAATAGCCTCTTGATATTCATTATCTACCATTACATTAACTCTAAAACTATTGCCATCTACTAATAGCATATTGGAATAGAGCTTATGTATATCAGTATAGTATATATTAAGATAAAGTAAGTCTTTATACTTATCTTTAATTTCATTCAATAAATCATCTGCAGATGATTTATATTTATCTTCCAAGACTACAGATAAAGGATTAGGATCTTCCCTATCTCTTAAAAGATAGCTGATCGTTATAGGATCCTCATCTAATATTCCTGGTATAAAATATTTTGAATTTTTAAATTGAGACCTTAAGATATCGATAATTGATTTATCCGTATCAAATAAGGAATCATATTCAAATATAGGTCTTATACTTGCCATATAAACTTCCTATAAAGACAAAAAAAAGAAGATAGAAAACTTGTTCCTATCTTCTTTAGTTTTATTACATATCGTCTAAGCTTGCACGTTTGAATCCACCACTAGATTCAGACCCACCATAATTAGAGTTACCAGACATACCAGTGCTCACACCAAGTTTGTCTGCAATTGCTTCAATATTAGCTAACATGGAGCTATTTACATATTGTGCTGTTTCATGAACTGCATACGCTTGAGCATTAGTCATAGATTTAGCATATTCTTCTAGAACTACAGCTAAGTCTTCTAAGTCCATATTTTTATAAGATTCGAAGTCTTTATCGCCATCGAATTTTTCCACATCAAAGTTATGAACTGCAAAGTGGAAATCAGTACGGCAAATGAATAAGATTTCTTCTTCTACTGCAGAAAGATCTTTATTCAATTTACGAATACATACAACAGGTTGAGTTAAACCAAATTCAGAACCATCAGAGATAGTAATGAATGTTTGTGCACCTGTAGTAATGCCAGTGGATTGAATTTCGCCAGCCATAAACTTACGAATTTCTTTGGCTAAAATATTAGCTTTAGTATGTTTCAAATAAGCACTAACTTCATGCTCACGATCTGGCATAGGATAGTCTTGTCCACTGACTACTTTAAGTGGAGCAATGGATAATTTGAGTGTGCCTTGCCAGAAAGAGAAGCTCATAGAAGAACCACCATATTGACCAACATCTTTAGAGTTAGTCATACGGTAATTAGAGTAAACATTGATTGTTTTCTTCCCACTATTGGAAGAGTTTCGATTAAATACGCTTTGTCCAAGAGCCATTTGTTTATCCTCCTAAATATAAGAATATAATTATCAATATGTATTGATAGTAGTATTTTATTACATCCTAACGTGTTATTCTAGGATTGTAAAAGTATACTAATATGATAATATATTATTATTGTGAATATATGATGAGATTATTTATTTATATTATTTTAAGGAGGAAATCATCATGAAAATTAATAATAACGTAGCATGTCCAACAACAAAACTAGAAAAAATGGCTTTAGCTAATCTAAAATATAACTGTATTGAAAAGGATGCACTTATGCCTTTGTTTTTGCCATTAGCAGATGAAAATATCTGTAATGGCACAGTTTCCTTTATCGATAATTTGTGTTTTATTTATAATAACGATGGCCTACATAGTGGCTACATTAAAGACTGGACAGGCCGTCCTGACGGGGCGGTTGAAATTGAAGTTGAATATGAGGATGGCCACCTCCAAAATGAGGTACTAGGAATTCCTAGTAACTTGGATACATTGCTTGCATACTACTATGGTATTGGTAGATATCGTAAAGCTGCAATGTTAATTAAACGATATAAAAAGTTTATGTAGGAGATTAAAAAATGTATGTAGTATACGTTGGCGTCTTAAATCACTTTAGATGTGATAATATGGCCGAAGCCATAGGGATGCTTGAATATTATGGATATCAAACTGGTAAGATATATAAAGTTAAAGAAGGCGGTAGACTAGAACTAGTCTATGAATATCATAAATAATAAAAAGATCCCCATGGAGTTCAACTCCATGGGGATCTTATATTATTTTTTTTTCTTAGGATTTAAATCTGGATAGTTGATATAAATTCTATTATAGTCAAAACGTAAAGTTTCTTTACGTGCTAATTCTTCACGAAGCTTTTCATACTTGCTGTAAAGAATAGAGTATTTAGAACGTAGTTTATCATCAAGATCATCTTCTGATAATACACCATCGATGATAGATAAACGAGTATTGATAGAATGAAGCATAAGCAATGCATCATTTTCATCTTCTACATTACGTAAACGTAGTTGATATTCATAGAGATCATTTTCATAATCTCTGACTGCACTATATCTGAAGGATTTCGATGTGTCCCTATATTTCTTCATAGCCCAGTCAATAGGACCTGCTTCTAGTAAAGAGTTGTCATCGATACGACTCAAAGCAGTAATTACACGTTCAATTTCACGTTTTACCAATCTAATAGAAGTATATTCTAAAGATTTACGTAAACCCTTGATTGTAATAATACGGTTAGATAATACATCATTATACACAGATAGACACCATGCAATAATAGTAGATGTATCTTTTTTACCGCCAGTTAGATAATTAATATATCCATAATCTTTAAGCTTCTTAATAGAAGTTTCAAGATCCATGCCAAATCCACAACTAATGAGGAAATCATCAGCAAGTAACGTACTATGATCTTTGAACATCACTGAAGTTATCTTCCAGATGAGATCTTTAAAGCCGAATGTCAATAATACCGCATAGTTAATAGTGCTAGCTCTACGGATAGTACTATTAGTTTTATCCAAGTATACATCAATTTCAGCTCTAGCAATATCTATAGCAGAAGATGAATTTACTAATGCTCCTACATCATGTAGGATTAAAGCTAAGATTTCTCTATTAGATAAGTTGAGGACTGGATCAAACAACTTAGAATCCAATTCTAAATAATACTTAGTAATTTTAGATTTATCTTGATGATCAGTATCATATGCAAATGGATCACTTAAGATGATGTCATAAATGTCATTATCTTTGATGATAGGCATTACGCAGATACCGAAGAAAGCTTTATCTGTATTACGAGTATACAATGCTACGTTACAAGAAGAGCCAGTGAAAAACATATTTAGCTCATGAGCTAATTGTCTTAATAGTTCTGGATCTTGGTTAGTGCGGAGTTGTTCAATAATAGATATACAATCATGAAAATCATAATTGTTCATATCTAATCCCCTTTCCTTTAAAGTCAAGGAAATGCCTAGGGTCTATAATGACCCTAGGCGTTTATTTCCTAGATTAGATTAAGGTTTTACATATTCAACTTTTTCTGGAGCTGTGATGTCTTTCTTAGCATCGTTTACTTTAGTGTAAGCAGAAGCATTTGGATAACCACCAGCTGTACCAGCAGAAGTCATAGTATCAGGAATATATGTAGTGTAATCGTTCATGAGGTTACGTCCGATAGGATCAGTATTTTCATAACGAGTACGTAAACCAGTAGGGTTAATGATTTTTACACGACCTTGAACTGGTTGATAGCTTACCAATTTGAAGCGTTCGAACGCATGAACTGCTGGCAATGCATAGTTTTGTGCGTTGCGAATTTCATTGGATAAGTACAATTGATAATCGTAAATGCAATAGATTACACGATCGCTATTACGAGGGTTTAACAAGATGATCAAGTTTTGGTTGTTACGAAGTTTATCAGATGCAACGAAGTTGTAAACACGTTTGTCACTAGTTACAACTGTACGGTTGAAGTCTAATTCAACAGGACCAATGGAACTTGGAGCTTGGTAAGTGTAAGTGGTAGGAGTGATCTTACGGATCAATGCAGGGTTACCAATTACAGAGATAGTAATGTTAGGGTCATTCAATACTTGGATCATTGTTTGAGCGTAGTTGTCCAAAGCATCCATGAATGTTTTGTGACGATATTCTACTTGATCC